AGTTATAATTGTTGCTCTAGTGTCTGTTGCATTTGATAAACTAGAGTCCCATTCAAATACAGCACTGTCGTGTATTAAACAAATAGCTTTGTCTCCAAAATTGTCTAGTGACCACATACCCGGTTCAAGAACTAAATCTCCTGATGCAGCTTCACCCCATGCAACAAAGTCTGTTGTATTAGTTACAGTTGCGCCATCACTATGTGCAGCTCTTGTTGTTCCTCTAACAGCTCTTGTAATACCTGTTAATGTAGTGCCACTTGTAACTCCTGTATAAGATATTTCTTCTGTTCCTACTTTTATAAAGTTAGTCCCTGTGCTAGGAAACTGTGTAGCGTCTGCTAAAACAATAGAAGTTCCAGAACCACCTGTTCCTGCTGTATCATTTAATAGTGCTCCATTCAAAGTTGTAGTTACAGCAGATGATGCTTCTCCACCATAAGATCCTAGTCCCCAACCAAAACCTTTTTCTTGCACGGCTGAACCCACAGTGTAGTAGTGTTGAACCCTAATACCACCAGATGTAGTTGCACCAGCTCCGGTTTCGTTTGACGGCATTGTAATTGTAATAGTTGTCGTTGTTGGCACAGATGTTACCATAAATTTTTTATCATCAAAATCAGATGCGCTAAAATCAGATCCAGTAATTGTAGTAAAATTATCTAATAAAATAATATCTTGAGGATTAATACCATGACCTGTTGAAAAAGTTATTGTAACAGTTGGTGATCCGTTAGTCGTGCTAAATGCACTTGTAAGCGTTGTTGTAGATTTAATTGGATGTATGTCGTAAAACACACCCCCAGAGTATGCATATAAAATTCTGTTTGTACCAATAATAGCGTATCTTCTACCTAAACTATTAACATAGTGATGAAGTCCACGACCTGCACCAGTTAATTCATTTTCATTAACGTTACCTAATTGATTCCAACCACCTATTTTTTCTGGTGATCCATATCTAAATCTAACATTATCACAATCTACCCACTGTCCTTCTGCTGTAGTTTCTGATATCTGTTTATTAATACCGGGTTGAAATCCTATCTTTTGAAGCATATTATTCCTAGTTTACTTTACTTTACTGGAATATCATTAAAAAATCTACTTAAAATCTTGCATGATTTTGCCTTTAAACCATGCAGGTAAGCCTAAATGAATTCTTCTGTCAAATTTTTCAGCTCTAGCATTTGGTTCACTTTTATCATTGTAGTGTAAAAATACTTGAGCATTGTTATCTCCCTCAAAAGGTTCTCTCCAATGTTCTAAATCACATCCAGAATAAATTAACATGTCACCCGGTTCTAATTCTACTTTTACTCCAGAGCTATTAGATGGAACATAATCTTGAATTTTATGAACTCCTCTGTGTGGTCCTTCAGTATACCCTTCATTTTGATTTGGATTAATAAATATTGGCCACGGGTCTCCACCTAAATTCATTGTAGTTGATACACTACAAGCTGCTCTATCTTTGTGTCTTTTTAAAATATCTCCCTTTTTGTATATTCTAAAATAAGAATAAGTTGGTAACAAAGATAAACCTGTTTCTTTTTCCATCAATGGTCTTAAATTTTCTAGTAAAGTTTCCATTACTATATCTGCATAATGTGAATATGTTTCAGGAACTTGTTGATCATTCCAAACTCCAAAATATTCTGTGTAAGGAGACAAATAATTAACATCAAACATTGTTCTTGTTGTTTTTCTTTTTAAAGAAGCATAATCGTAAATAAAGCTAGCCATCTCTTTTGAAATAGCTCCTTTTTTAATTGTATATTTTTTTTCTTTAAAAGACATTAATCTACCACCTTTATTTTTAATTTAGACACACCACCACAAGATATAGTGCCATTAGGATATATGTTTGCAGCTATGGTAATTCTTGGTTCTTGGTCCGTGTTCTCTGTAGCATAATGCATTATCGACGGAGGAAAAACCACGTACTTACCAGGTTCAGTATCTTCTACATGTTTTAATAATAAACCTCCATTATCTACATCGTCGCTAGACATAGGTTGAAGATTAGAATTTTTAAAATAAGGATTATCCATACACCAAACAGTTTTATCATTTGATACACCAGAAGCATAATAATTAGAACTCATAAAAGAATTAGGGTGTTGATGTAAATGAAAAGACTGATTTGTTTTATTTAAATTAGCCCAAGAACTTACTATCTTTAATTGATCACAAGTTAATTTCATATCTTTTTTAACTTCTTTTAAACAGTCGTGAAACCACAAAAAAATTTCTTTAAACTGTGGTAACGAATGTAGATTTATTCCTGTCCCATCTTCTTTCATTCCTGACCACATCATATTACTAGGATTTTCATTATATTCAAGTTTTAATAATTCTTGGTAAACCTCATCTATTTTATTTTTATCATAATAAAATCTATAGATAGGAAAACCTAATGCGTACACTTTATCAAACATACGGATTTCCTAAATTCCAAGCTACTAAACTGTATCTTAAACCTTTAGTGACAGGTCTAACTTTATGCCAAACAAAAGATGGAAAGACTACAATAGAGCCTTTATTTTTAATTTGATTGCACACGACAATTTCTTTTTTAGATTTGTTTTTAAAATCAAATTCTAACTCACCTCCTTCGTATTCAGAGGAATCAGATAACGCAACTATTGCGGACAGTTTTCTAATTAAACCTTTTCTCCAAGGTGGTTCGGTATAAGGTTTACCAAAAGCATCACAATGCCAATCATAATGTTGATTTAAAGCGTACTTTGTAAATTGACATGCTTCTGAAACACTCCATTGAAAATTCCAACCAGCACTTTCATTAGCTGTATGTATAAAAGGATTTATTTCATTGTATATCCAAGGATCATGTAAAAAATTTACATAAGAATCTCTTTGAACTTTTAATTTTTCTTTATCCTCTTCTGTTAATTCTTTTTTATTTTGAAAATCTCCTGTAACTGCTAATTGTTGTTTAAAGGATAAACCATATTTAATTATTTCATCACACACCCTATGGGGAATTATAGAATCAAACCACCAATAATAATTTTCTAAATTCATTCTTCAAACTTTCTTATTGAAATTATAGGAAACCAATCTTTTTCTACACTATAAAAAAAGAAAACTTGAGTTAACCTTTCAGTATTAATTGGATGTAAATTTGCACCATGGTATATTTTAGCATCATATATTACTGCTCTATTGTATAATCCTTCAACCTCTACAGTTTTTTTAAAATGTAAATTGTTTTGATTTCTTGCTTTTTCAAACTCCTCTTCTGTAAAATTATCTTTATTATGTATTTCAGAACTAACAAATTTTTCTTTACCAAAAGTTTTAGATTTATAAAAATTTGTTCCAGAAATATTGTCCTTATCTAAATATATAATAGCAGCCATTAAACATTTATCTGTATGTATCCATCCCTCATTAGATATATTTTTTATTCCAGGTGTTTTTTGAAAACAAGTATTACAAACATGACGTGTTTCATCTTTATAAAAAGCACGCAGTATTTTTTGACTAGACCATTCAAAGTAACCTTTATCAACTTCATGTAAGGGTTTACTTCTTAGACCATACCAATAATCGCCTTTTTGTCTTGAGTGATACTGCAAAGAATTTGCAAGTGTTACAATTCTATCTGGTTCGTCAAAAAAATTATCTATGATAGTTATTGGAAAGTGCATATAAAAATTATTCTTTCTTCATTTGGTTTACAAAATTCTTGAGCATGATAATTGATTCCATCAAAAAAAACAACCTTATTTTTTTTAGGAACTATCGTGTGTTTAAGCATATGTTCTTTTTGAATTTTATGCCAATTACGTTCGTAATCTATTTGAGTTTGTTTTTTTTCTTCAAAAGTTTCATTAAATATTAAAGTGTTTCCAGATGCATTATTTAAATAAAGTATCATTACTTGATGAGGAAAATCATGATCTACATGTAAATCAGCATGTTTAGCAGTATAATAAAAACTCATATTTATGTTCATTCTTAAAATTTTATTTACTTTAATATTAGATCTTTCACACAACCTATCAAAAATTTTTTTAAAATAATCATAGTGTGGAGAGTTTTTACCAAGACTTGGATCTAGTAAAGCATGAGAGTTGTAAGGAAAATTATTTAAAGTAGAGGGTCTATAGAACCAAGGAAAGTTATAATCTTTTACAATTCTTTCTATATTTTCAATATCACCTTTGGGTAATATATCTTCTTTCTCAAAGATCACTTAAAATTTGCCAGTAAGAACGTATAAATAGTGTGCTTGTTGATTCCAGATTCCACCTTGATTTGATGCAGGTTCAGCAGATTCTTTAACAACCATTTTACCAGAACCTCCAGCTCCACCTCTAGCAAGTGGGTTATTACCACCTTGTCCAGCTCCGCCACCACCTGTGTTTGCATCTGCATTCATAGGTCCTGGGCCAGCATCTCCGCCGCCACCAGATCCACCTGATGCAGGTGGATTAAAATATGCTCCGCCAGCTCCGCCGCCACCAAAAGTTCCACCACCATTAGGTGAAGGGATTACAGGTGTCGTATCTAAACCGGCTCCTCCGCCTCTTCCACCTGGGCCGGGTTGTCCAGCACCCGATGCACCACCACCAGCTCCACATTTTGCTGGGTTAGCACTTACGGGCCATTGTTGTGTTCCTCCTGGATTACCTTGGGGTGGAGAAAAAGAAGGTGTATTACCTGCTCCTACAGTTGGTGAGTGTTGGCCACCACCAGATCCAGATCCACCAGCTACTCCCGATTCATTGTTTCCTGTAGGTCCAGATCCACCACCATGAGTTATAAAAAGTGGACTTGGTGAAGGTCCTATAAAAGTATTTCCGCCTTGTCCTCCATCAGCATCCGACGGTGTGCCTGCTGATCCACCAGCTCCAATTGTAACACTAACTGGTGAACCGGGATTTGAAATATCTGTTGCGGTTCTCACTCCTCCGGCTCCGCCGCCACATCCATTTCCATTTCCTCCCCCTGCGCCGCCAGCAACTGATATGATTGTTAAATCAGAACTACCTCCTTGAGGTGCAAAAGTTCCATCAGAAGTAAAAGATGTAAAAGCTTCGGCAACCGCTGCGCTAGGTGTGTATGATAAAGCTGTGTAACCACCATTGTCTCTTAATGTGTTACCAGCTTGAGTGCTTGTTAAATAATTTAATGTTGTAACTGTTGTTGCCATGTTATTGTATATCCCATTGTTGTGTGTTTGGATTCCAATAAGCTATGCTACCATCATCTACTTCTTTTGTACAGTGCCATCTTTGATTATCTTCGTCCCAAAAAAATATTGTCATCCATCCATCAGCAGGTTTTTCTGTTGGATTGTTTGCTAATGGAGATACCCAATCATTTGTATCATTCAATACCCAACTATCATGTGGTTTAACTCCAACAAACTCATCTCTAACTGGATCATAAGTTCCGCCTATTGTGGCGTACCTTTTTCTAAAATTACCGTTATATGAAGTTTGTTTCCAAGAGACAACTCCGTTATCTATAGTCCACTTTTGACCTTCGTGAAAATTTTTACACCAAGTCTCGCCATCAGCGTGCATATCATTTTCACCTAATGGTCCATCAGAAGTTTCTATATCATTAGAAACTACGGATACGTGTTTCACGACATTGTTAACATCGAGGTGAGCAAAATGAGCCATAAGCTTTTACCCTCCTACGCGTCGTTTAATACTTCGTAAGATATAAATAAGTCTAAGTCTGACGCAGCACTAGCTCCACCTTTTAATACATCTGCTTCCATTAAATAAATTGGAGAGTCAACGACAACTAAAGTAGAATCAGCTGGAACAGCTACAGTTTTAGCTATGTAAACAGTTGCATTACCAGTTGCAGAAATTCCTGTTGCACCGCTACCCATACCATCAACAAACAGATCTAAGTTTGCTGAGTTAGTACCATCAACGTTTGCACAAGTAATTCTGTTAATTTTTAAAATTACATCTGAGTCAACTGTTAATAAAGTTGTTGTTGTTGTTGCAGATAAATTAAAACCTAAGTTACCGGCATTAATTGTTGCGACATTTACTAGATTTGGATTTGCCATATTTTATTTCCTTTCCTATTTTTAACCGAAAATTAAGGCCATTGCAATAGATTTTCCCATCGTGGCTAATTGAGCACCGCCTGCTTGTACTTGGCCAGTACCGTTTGGTGCTAGATTTATGTTACCGTTTGCGCCATCTGTAATAGTAATTGAACCAGAATTTGTGCCTGAATTAGTGTCTAAAACTAAATCATAAGCACCACTAGTTGTGATTGCTCCAGTTGCTGATCCTGTACCAATTACTAGTTCACCAGATCCTTTTGGTGATATAGCTAAATCAATATTAGTATCTCCACCATTAGCTGCTATTAATGGATCATTTCCTGTTGCAGCGTTAGTAATTTTAACTTCATTTACTGCTGAAGAAGTAGTTCCAAATACTACTGATTCATTACCATTAGCATCTGCTATGAATCCACCATCAGCAAATTTAGGTGCAGTTAAAGTTTTGTTTGTTAAAGTATCAGTTGAAGAAGCTGTGATACCTGTATTAACAGTTACAATATCTGGGTTTGTTCCATCGTTTGCAGCAGCAAAAATAATTTGATCACCTTTATTTGTACTTGTAAAAGTAAATGAATCTCCAGATCCAGACACATATTTAAATTGAACTGTGTAAGCACCTGATGTTGAATTTCTTAAAATGTAAAAAGTTTGAACGTCTAAAGGTATAGTTACAATTTGATTTCCTGTAATTGAACCTGTGAACTCAATCATTCTGTGTGCAAGAACTGCACCAGTTGATCCATCAGAAACTGAAAGAGCTGTAGTTTGTGCACCACCAGCAATTGATTGCTGAGTAAATCCACCTGAAATTTGTTCTAAAATTTGTAAGTTTGTATTAGTCTTCGTACCCCATGTTCCGGCGTTTTCACCAGTTGCTTGAAGTTCGACTCCTAGTCCCGTGTATGTTGATGCCATTTTTTATCTCCTATGCAGCGTCACTATAACTTGTATTTGATCCAGTTGCAACATCAGAATAGCTTGAATTTGATCCTGTGTCAACTGATTGATATGCTTGAATTCCAAAGCCTGTTGACGTTCCAAAAGTAGCTACGGAAGATGTTATTTGTTGACCTGTTAATCCTACAATATTTGCAGCTAATGTTATTGAACCAATAGAGAATGTTGCTGAAACACCTGTTAATCCTACGACCATTGGAATAGGGTCTATGTCACCAACAGATACAGTTCCTGAAACTCCAGATGGAGTAATTATTTCTGTAGCACCAGTTGTTATAGAACCAACGCCTGCGGTTGATGAAACACCTGTTAATCCCATTACATCTGCTGGAGATAAAGATCCAACACCAGATGTTATTGCTTGACCACTTAATCCAACAATTTCTTGTATTGTTGTTAAACTACCAACAGCAGAAGTTATACCTAATCCTTGAACTTGTTCAGGTATATCTAATTGATTTGGTACAGCAGATGTTATTGCTTGACCAGTTAATCCCATTACATCTGCTACTTCTAATGAGAATCTACCCCAACCTTGAACTTGACCCCATGCAGATTCGTTCCAAGCGTTTGCTGATACATTTGATTGCATTGCATCAGGAGCTGTTATTTCTAAAGTTAATCCTGATTGACCCCAGTTTTCAACACCCCAACCATCTTGTCCCCAACCAGCTGCTATTTGTGCTGAAACAGAAACAGATCCCAGAGAAGCTGTAATAGCTGTTAGTCCCGATACTTTTACTACAGGATCAAAACTTTCACCCCATGGTTCTTCACCCCATAAATCTCTACCCCAACCTTGTTGAGCAGATGCTACCGGTGTTCCAAGAGACGCTGTGATACTTAAACCAGTTAGTGAAACTAATTCATCATTTGCCTGTCCCCATGAACCACCTGTATTCCATGCTTCGGCTCCCCAACCTGTTGTGATTTCTGCATTAGTGCCCCAACGATTAGTATTCCAACCTAAAGCTCCCCACGTGTCTGCGGCTGGAGTATTTGCTTGTCCACCCATTCCTGAGTGAGCTGTACAATAATAATATAAAGTTGGAGCATCGGTAGCTACTTCTATTTGAGTATAAGCTCCTGATGAACCAGGAGTTCCGCTGGTTGTTACACCCGTGGTATACTCACTGCCACTATTATGTGTGCCATCACTTGTTGTTGAAAATCTTAATGGGTGACCACCATTCGTGCTATCTGATTGATCTAATTTATAAGTTCCACTTTCAAATAAATTAAGTGTATCTTGTTGAACACCATCAATAACGTATTTATTACCCGAATCGGTGCTAACCACCGTTACTGTATAAGTTCTAGTAACGGACATCCGTCGTTACCCCCTTATGCTAATCTTATGATAGCGTTAGTAGCGTCTGCTGTTGGGAATTGAATTGTAAAAGTTCCGCTTGATACAGTTTTATCACCACCAAAAGCAATAACTGCGCATGCTTTATTAGACTGTGATGAGTTGTAAATTAACGCACCGTTTGCTGTAAATGAAGCGTCTGTAAAACTAACATCTGAGAAATCACAAACAGCTGTTGTACTATCTGTTGTTGGAGTTACACTTGTAAGTGTTGCACCACCAGAAGTATATGCAGTTCCTGATGAATTTGTAATTTCGTTTGATGATGAAAAAGCTGTTGTGCCTGCACCTAAAGTTGCAGAACTTGTGTATAAAGCTATTTTAAAAGTGTTTCCAGTTGTAGCTGTAAAGTTGTGTGTACCAACTAAAAGCTCTTGTTTAAAACTTGTACAAATTGCCGATGTTATTGCCATGTCCTATCTCCTATGGGTTTGCTGAGGTAATCGGTA